AGGTACGAGTGGTTTTAATGGAACCAGTGGTACATCAGGTACTAGTGGATCCTCTGGATCAAGTGGTACGTCAGCAACAAGCGGCAGTAGTGGTACATCTGGTACAACAGGATCGTCTGGTACGAGTGGTACATCAGGTTCTTCAGGTTCATCTGGAACTAGTGGTACTAGTGGTAGCTCAGGTACATCTGCTACATCTGGAAGTTCAGGTACGTCTGGTACGTCAGGAAGTAATGGTAGTTCTGGAACAGCAGGAACAAGTGCAACATCTGGCTCTAGTGGCACAGCAGGAACAAACGGTAGTTCAGGCACATCAGGATCTAGCGGTACAGCTGGTTCGTCTGGTAGTTCTGGTACAACAGGAACATCTGGTTCAGCAGGTACAAGTGGTGATGGATCTTCGGGTACAAGTGGAGCTAATGGTAGTAGTGGTACTAGTGGTATTGTAGGAACAAGTGGAACGAGTGGGGCAAATGGTACATCGGGTACAAGTGGTATAAATGGCACTTCGGGTACTTCATCAACAAGTGGTACAAGTGGAACAAATGGAGCGAATGGTTCAAGTGGAACAAGTGGTGTAAGTGGTTCGAGCGGTACTAGTGGTACAAGGGGTACTAGTGGTACAAGTGGAAGTTCTGGAACTAGTGGTACAAAAGGTACAAGTGGTACAAGTGGTAGTGGTACAAGTGGTACCAGTGGTAGCTCAGGTACAAGTGGTAGCAGTGGTAGCTCAGGTACAAGTGGAGAATCAGCAAGTCTTGCAATTGGTAGTACAATAACTAGTGCTACAACAAATAGTGTTTTATTTGTAGGAACATCTTCTACTCTTCAACAAGACAATACTAACTTCGCTTGGGATAATACTAACGATATTTTAAAAATTGGTGTTGGGGGTATTACAGTAAATAGCGGTTCTGGCTCAGGGGCGCCAAAAGTAACAATTTCAGGTGTTGGTGGTTTTGGCACTGATACTGCTGCAGCTGGTCCAAATTTTGAGCTAAGAGCAAATAAATTTTCTGTTGAGGATAGAAGGTGGCTTATTCAAATTGATGCAAGTGACCGATTTGCTTCTTGGTATTGGGGAGGTATTTCATATACCAAAGTTGGTTATCAAACAACAGGAGGTACTTGGACTAACTCTGATGAAAGAAGAAAGGAAAATATTCAATTGATTAATTATGGATTAAATGAAGTATTACAATTAATTCCAAAGAAATTTAATTTTAAAGCAGATGAAAGGAAGATTGTAAATTTAGGATTTATTGCTCAAGATGTCTTACCAATTATCCCTGAAGCCGTACAATCAGATATGGATGATGGTCAACAATATTATGCAATGAATTATGATAATTTAGTACCTGTACTTGTAAATGCTATTAAAGAATTAAAAGCAGAAATAGATATACTAAAAAATAAATAAAATCTAAACTTAATCACTACCACTACTACAACAGAAGAACCTGCTACCACTACAACAACAACTAGCACAACAACTGTTGAAGAACCAGAAATTATAGTCACTGAAGAACCTATAATAGAGGAAACCACCACAACCATATTCGTAGAACTATAAATATTAACATATGTCTTGGGCAGGAATAGCTGGCAATCAATGTGTATCTTTTAATAACTTACAAGACGCTGTAACAACTGGTGTGTTTTTTGCAAAAACAACCATCCCAGTAAGTGGTGAGCAAATTACAAAAACTGATGCTAATACATATGCATTCATAGATACAACTTATGGTCCATATGCATCTAAATCAAGCAATCAACTTGTAGTAAAAAATGATTTGTTAGCAGCTCCCTGTGACTGTAGATATGCTACAATTACAGATAACAATTCATTTAACTTCTATGATTGTGATGGAGTGTTTTGGTCAGGAGGTGCAGAACTTAATACAGAAATCTGTTTTGATATCAACAGACCTCGTTCTGCTAACATTGGAAACATTACTGTAGATGCCACTTGTATCTGTGGATGTACATCAGGAGGTATTAAGTGTCCATACTGGTAGAAAGTACTCTATCTCTAACCATCTCAAAGGATATGCTCTTGTGACATTCAAACTGTCTAGGAGTGTCATCATGCTCTGGACACCAGTTCCAGTCTCCCTTATTAAACTTAAACATAGGATTGTTCCAACATCCATTGCATACATTCTCATTTGTAATTCTTTCACAGCTAAACTCATGATTAGCTTTTGAGAAGTTGGATATCATAAACACCTTTTTATCAAGAGCCCAGGCTAACCAGCTTATACCACTAGACAGTCCTATATAAAAGTCTGTATAATATAGATGGTTCATTACATTTTCTAGAGAAACATCTTCAAGCTTCTCAGCTCCCAGATTATCTGCTTCCTTAGATAGCTCTACAACCCTATACCCCTCCTTCTTTAACCACTCTATGAGCTCTGGCCAGTAATACCAATGCTTACACTGGGCTGTGGACCTAGTGGATATACACACATACTTCTCCTCAATTGGTCTATCTTTAGGATGGAAAGACATCCTTGGTTTAATTTCCTTATATGGAAGAGCTAGTATGTTAGTTGCTGATTTTTGTAGAGGAATGGTTATAGGATTAATAGGTTCTCTGTTTTCATCCCAGAACCATCCTAGCTCAAACATTGCTACAATATTGTCCACTCTTGCTCCTCTACCTACAAACTCAAGTTCTGGATAGACATCTTCAAACATGAAGTTCTTGAACGTGCTCACTATTACATCACACTTATACTGCTTTTTAAACTCTAGACAATAAGGCATCCATGCTATATTATCTCCTAGAGAACTAGAGTCAAAGGATATAAACACACGTTTTCCTTTGATGTAATCTGCTACATCTATCTTATGTCTAAGTGTGGTCCCATCCCATATCTCTATGAAATACTTCCCCATATACTTTCTATCTACGCTAGCCCACATCCCTCTTTTAATGTTCACGTTGTACATCTCTCTATAGGAACTATCTGTCTGTTCCATAAACTTCACATTATATTCCTTATCATCCCACGCATCCTTCAGATCAAAATGTATATTGTTGACTAGGGTGATATTATACTTGAGAGTAGGCATCTATATACAGTTTTTGTGTAATATGTGAATCATAGTAATCATTTACCTGCAGAGCGTATTTGTAACATTTATGTAACATCTTAGCTACTTCCATCCAGTCTCTGCTCTCACGTACAGCTAACATTTCTTGTCTTCTGTGTCCATAAGTTTTGATTGTTTCTAGCACTCCTCTTATCACTTCTTCTGTATCAATCTGTGGAATCACCCACATACCGTCCATGTGTTTAGACCCCTTATAAGTTCCCACAATGGGAACTGCACAAGCTGTAGCCTCCATAAGTGTTAGATTGGGATGACCAGCCTCTAGCATAGATGGATGTACAAATATAGTGTGTGATTGATAAAGCTCCCTTGTTTCATCATCTGTAGGATTGGTGAGCTTTAATGTAAGCTTACTGTAATCTAACAAGTCTGAGTGGTGATCAAAGAAGTTTTTATTATCAGGATGACCAGCAATGGTGATGGGTAGGTCTAGTTGCTTAGCTGCCTCTATACCATATCTAAATCCTTTCCTGTCTATACTACTATCTCCAGCTAGCCCATTGTTAGCTATCATAAGAAGTGCATGTTCCTTAGGAGCTTCTACAGCTGGTGTAAAGAATTCTGCATCTGCACCATGTGGTAGATAGAACAGCTTATCTGTCTCACTGAAATAGTCTATAAGATACTCAGCATGTGTAAAGGATATAATAGATCCTTTCATGGCTTCTAGATTCTGTTTAAACACCCAGCTATCTTTGCCATACCATTCTGTATGATGGTCATGTAGGGAATATATATAAGGAATCCCCCTACTCTTACAGTCTAAAGCTAGGTTGGCTAGATGAACATGCACTATTGTATTGGGTTCATACTCCACCTGGTTGATGTATTTCACCTCTACAACATCACCAAGTCTCTCAAGTCTATTCTTGTATGCCCATATAATACGCTCTACAGCACCCCAACCATTAGGAGGAATGCTAATGAGTCCTGTTGCCACCTGTATTATTTTCATTGGTTCCATTTCTTTTTAAATTTAATTTCGTCTTCTGTCATCTTCTTCATCTTAGCCTCGTCCAGCTTTTGTATATTGATGCTTTGGTAGTGACACACTATAGAGTTTCTGACAAGCGCATGTTTTATACCATGTCTCTTCAGCATCTCTACATAGTCATTGTCCTGGTAGTACATATCAAACTGTTCATCAAACGGTAGGATTTTATTTAAGCTTTCCCTCTTAATAGTTAAACACCAACCCATCACTGCCTCTGTCACACTATAGCTCTCAAAGTATAAATCAGGGCTTTGTATGAAATGCCAGTCAAAGTATTTCATGTATAACACAGGATCCTTTGGAGAGAATGACTGTATGTCTGGTCTCATCTTATGGACGTTCATCATCTCTGTGAACCATCCATTCTCATAACCCACATCGTTATTAGATATAACCACCCAGTCTTCCTTACACTTCTCTATTGCTATGTTTAAAAATCGGTTATAGTTGAATTTTTCTGCAGGTTGTATATAATTTTCAACTATAGATGAATATTCTCTGTGCATGTTTACACCACTCTCCATTAGATGCACCTTGAAATTTATGTCAGGTTCAGCATCCTTCATACTGAGTATGCTTCGCTTGGTCATCCTAACACTCTTCTCTGTCCCACTTTTTGTTAATATGATTACATCTACATTCATGATTAGTGTTTTATTCCCCAGAAATATAAGTCACAGCTTTCTGTGTCTACATAGAAGTGGCACAGTTTAAAATACTTATCTAGATCAATTGCATCTCTGACATCTAGCTCTGTTACATTCATATAATACCCAGCCCACTCTTCATCCTGTACAGTGAATGGTGAGTCCTGAGGATCGAATAACGTTATACCATGTGTAGGTCTGCCTGTTGTGGCACACGTAAACAGGAACATTCCTCCATCTCTTACTAGGTTCTCACATACATTTATAATGGTTTCCTTCCAGTACATATCATGTTCAAACACCTCTGTGGATATAACAATGTCATACTTGTGACCGTCTATAGGTTTATACTCATGACCTTTACTTACAACATTAACGTTTTTACCCTTCCCTATATCCACTCCTATATATGAATAGTCCTCAAACAGATAGTGATTGTTACCGTTCAAATCCAACGACCCAATATCACAAACGTTCACTCCCTTAAAATATTCAGGAAACATCCATTTAACTCTCTTACAAAAATCTTGTTGTCTTTCGTGTGCCATTTTATTTTAGTTTTATTATTCCTTTTTCTTTAAACAGCTCAGCATTGCTCTTGTCAAGCTTGAATGTCTTAGTCATGAACAAACTTGTTTTGTTCTCATCATCCCATACATCCACTCTTATTTCTGATCCATTAAACTTGTAGCTGTTGAACCAGTATTCACTGTTCCTCAAAATTAGTAAATTAGTTGCACCGTTTATGTTTACATCAATATATTTTGTTTCATTTTCCACTAAAGAATTCATGATGAACAGCAGAGGTTCATCAGGATGAGCATTGTTATGTACCACCTCACAGTTGAATAGTCCATATCTATACAAGTTTACATTGCTTTCTGTGAATATGTTAGAGCTGTGATCATTGATGATTAAATACTTGTCTTCCTCATCACCAAACTTCTCAAAGAAAGACTGCTCTAATGTATATCCCATATGCATAAGTAACCACTCTTCTGTAGTGGTGGGGGGTATAAACTTGCTAAGAAAGAACTTTACATCCCCAGCAAACAGTAATGTCTCATACACATAGCTATTATCTGTTCCGCGGTAGTGCTCTGGTTTAAAGAACAACATCTTCTTATCATGCATTGTCATATCAAATAGATATGATTCAAGTTTCTTTAGATCGTTTGGATGGAATATAACATCACACTCTGTGAAGACAAACTGTTGATAACCAAGTCCTTGTGCAAGGAACAATGCGTTCTTTAGGTTTCTACAGATAGGAAGAGAATGCCCTGCTGTAAATATTGTGAGATCAAATATATCTGTGTTAAAGAAGAAGAACGGTGTGTATTCTGCAGGAAGGAAAGAATTGTCCCTATCATATATTACATAATTCACCTTCTCAGAGGTTGCTGCATCCACAGCTAGATGACTTACAATCATCACATCTACATCCAGTTCCTTTATAGCATCTATACATCTATTCAGAATACTCACCTGTCTAGGTGTAGATGGATAGGTGTCTATGATGAATAGAGGTTTCATTTCTTCCTGAAAGTTTTAAATGTACTATCTATTAGAGAGAAACCATCAGCTTGTGTTGTGAGTCTCTCTTTTACAATAGCCATTTCTGTACCGCTCTTACGCATAATGATATTGAAATACATATCTGATGCATCCCAAGGATGTGTTCTAAGTGTTTGCTTTAGATAGCTGCTCACCTTCTTAGGGAACATGATGCATTGCAAACCAATGATGTGATCTGTTGTAAACATATGTCCTAGGTCCTTTATAGGCTTAGACTGAGGCCAGCCAAACTCTAATGTATCTTTATCTCCAAAGGACATGTAGCCTATATTAGTGTCATCAATTGTTTGACAACTAGCCTCCACCACGGTGATGAACGCCTTCAAATCTGTTTCTATTAAACAATCTCCTTCACAAACCATCAGGTAGTCACAGTTGTGAAACTCTGTAAGGATGGCATTTTTGAATGCTTCGTAGCATCCGTAGTGAGCTGGTGTAAGAGCTGTACCCACTTCTTGTATCTTCTGTTCATCAAACAGTTCCATAGATACACATGCTGGTCTGAGACATGAATGTGCAGGAGGCAATGACTTATATGGTTCGTTTATATGGAGGACATACTCCCATCCATATTCTTTCACACGTTCTAGAGAAGCTCTGCTAGCCTGTTCTCTCTCATCGTTAAGTGTAGTTTGTATGTGCACAAGCTTTATCTTAGGTTTCTGGTTCTTCCACTTAAAGGACCCAGTGTTCTGATATTTATGCAGGTTGTCTTTGTTTATTTCATACTTTTCTATTTTGTAACAATCATCTCCATCATAGAAATCTAGTTGTACAGATAGAGGCTCTCCATTAAACTCAAAAGAATGCATCCACTCTTTGGTCTTAGACACTAATATTCTTTTAAATGTTTCACCAATTGTAACATATATCACTCTATTGTCTACATTGTATGTATAGAAATAGAACACGAATGTGTTTGGTTTCCCAACAGCAGGTAGTATAGAATAGTATTCACTGTTAGAAGACACGCCTAGTCCACTGTTTACAAGGAAGGTTTGCTCTTCAGGATGCTCAATATGTACATCACCCATCTTGTCAATCACCTTCATCATGTAGTCTTCCAGAAAGTTCTGACATCCATACTCCTCACATATCTTGTTATAATCAAACGGTGTACGTACATCATGGAATGTATTAAGGAAGAAGTCTACATCAAACGTCATAGCTGTTGTCTGTATACCCTTACCAAATGGTGTGTCTAATGTGGCCAGATATGCATTATTATCCTCAGCCAAATCAAAGGACTTCTCTATAGCAGGCAGATCTCTATGATCTACAATTACGTCAAATGTTGTATAGAATGCTCTTTTAAATCCATGAGCCTTAGCTTCTTTAAATCCATTGAACAGATTGGTGAGTACAGTGAGAGACTGATTGGTATCCTTCAGACCATTGATATTTATCTCTGCATCATACTGACTAGTGTAGTTGTAGAACCTGGTGTAATAGGAATGATGACACAAAGGATTGTGTTCATCATATATATAAAAATCCACCATACGTTGTATCTCCTGGTCCACAGGATAATGACTAACCAGTATGATCTTTCTACCTAGTGGTTTTAAAGACTTTATACACTCCTTAGTCAGTCTGACACGCTCTTTTAGATTGGGGTAGGTGCCTATGATGATGGCTTCCTCTTGTAACAAATTTAGGTGTAAATTTGTTACGAGATTAGTAGTATCGCTACCAACATCTCCTGTTAAATAAACCATGTTATTGTAATCATCATACTTCCCACAATACACATCCAGGTTATACATCATTTTGATTAGGTCGTCATATTCCAGGGCTTCTTTGATGGCTATTGGATTTAGCTCTTTGTTGTTACGTTCTCCCTTAGATGGAAAGAAAAACACGTCACATGCCTGTAGAAACTCAGAAACATCGTTACGTTCTCCCCATATAACACAGTTGTCTGGTTTGTTTAACATAAGAGGTTCCCAATAACTTTTAAAGTTGTCTGCTTGGTTACCTAAGAAATGAAACTTAATCTTGTAGTCTTTAAGTTTGTTGGCCATTTCAAATGCATAGGCCTGGTTCTTTCTAGGAGTGAACAGTCCCACCGTAACTACATGTTTATATGAAGGATCTAGTCCAAGATTATGTTGCATATCCACCTTGTTTCTCTCTTTATAGTCTACAGGATACTCAATGATTCTAGCTGGCACATCTAGATGAGCATATTTGAATGCACTATAAGCGCTAACAAATATAAACTCATCAGGTGTCCACTTCTTCCATGCTGGTTTAAACGAGCTATCGTGTGTAGTTT